TTAACTTTAGCCCAGACCTCATCATCATAGACCTTAAAAGCGACCAGCCAACCCTCACGGTCAGCCTCTAGCCCGACAGACTTGTTTATCTCGTTAGTGCAGGGCCATGAATGAACCACAATACCAACCTGATCCCCATCGTGCATCTGTTTACCTACACGCACATGCTCCATGAAGTTATTCACGGCTTTTACTAGCGTGTCAGGTTTAATTACATCCCCTTGACGATCTACTACTGGTTCGCCTTTCTCTGTGATGACTGAGGCCCATCCGTAGACTAACCTCTGCTCTTCATCAGACTTAAGGATTTGACCTTCCATAGATTTTGTCATCTGTCCTACAGAAGTCCCTTTCTCCCACATACGACAAGACCAGTATCGGGCGCTAGTCTTATCTGTCGCTGTGTCACATGAATGACGAGACCTGAAGTTAGCCCTAGCTTTAGGGTCGTCCCTTCGTATTTCCATATTAGGATCACCGAAGGTAACTTTCTTGGTCTTGTCACCGTCCTTGACGTAAACCCCGAACTTCTTAGAGCTACCTTTCGGCAACCTAAAAGGTTTGTTCAGGGGTTTATCTGCCTTCTCTATTTCTTCCTCAGTAGGGAGAGTGTCTGGATCATACATTATGTCAACCCTTGGATGTTCACAGTTTCGATGTCGTTAGAAACCATACTGTTTAATTGCATCTTAGTCCAGTTCTGGTCAGCAGGGTATACATAGTTTCTCATACCATTAGAGTAAGAGTCGCTAGTACCGTCTCCCATTAGCCATACTTGAGTTGACGTAGCTGGGGCAGAACTGTTCCTTGTAAAGTTAGAAGTCGGATACTGATAGGTGGGCATTCTATATTCATTACCTATCTTGAAATTGGTTACCCACTTGATAGGATCGGTAATCATCTTGGTGATTTCATTGTCCGTCGGCATGTTTCTATTAGCAACAAGAGTAGTAACAACTTGGCTAGATACCTTACCGTGAAAGTTTCTATTAGAGCCTCTTCCGCCAAGAGTAAAATGACCACCAAATGCTCTATCCATTCTAACTCCAGTACTTACCCAATTAGCACTAGTGGATAAGTTAGAACCTAGAGTGCTAAAGTTATCTCCATTATCTGAGGTCATCAGTCGAATGTCGAAGGTATCTGCCAAGTTACTTGCAGTGGCCTCAGAACTACTCCACCTCGCCCCCTTGTGTGCTATATAAACTCCGAACCAATCAGATGTTTGACCGTAAGAGATGTCGTAGATTTCACACTCATTGTAGCCTACGCCTTCTCGACCCCAACCGAAGTACAACTTGCCACTAGCAGTAAGTCTCAGGTAAATATTATCATCATTAGTACCAGCACCTTCTCCATAGTTCCAGATATGCTGATTAGAACTATGTCTATCGACTTGAAATACTGTCGTACAAGCCCAAGGTCTTGAGTAAGTATAGTCAGAAGTTTTAGTTGAGTCTGTACTGTGCCCCCCTAAAGTTGTTCCTGTAAAGCCCATAGAGATAGGGTTAGTGTATGCTTGGTTAGATACTTGCTTACCATGTTCACTAGAGCCGCTGAAGTCCAGAGCTTTAGTCCAAGGAGTGTCGTTAGTCTGAACAGGCGCTACATCAGTAGCAAGCACTTCGAACGTACCAACACTAGAACCGTAGGAGTTAGCCCGTGTCACGGTCACTGTGTACGTGGTGTCAGCACCAACATCAGTCAGAGTACCTTGTAGGTAGCCTGTGTTAGAGTTGTAGAGCATCCCAGAACCAGCAGGGCTTATTGAGACAGACTGTGTAAACGTAGCACCAGCAGGGAATAGTTGGAAGTTTACCGCAGTGCCTTCCTCGTAGCTGTAGTCAAGTGATGAGAAAGCAGAAGGGGCTAGGTCAGCGTTAGTCAAAGAAGTAACTTCTGTCCAGTTAACAGTCGTGCCGTTAAACGTGAAGCCGTTAGGTGCAGAACTGTGGACGTAAGTAGAAGCATCATGAGTTGCTTCTGGCATGTACCACGTTGTCCCTGTAGGGTCGTCTGTGTAAGTGTGCGTGTGTGACGAACCCGCTCCTTCAGCTAAACCATTAATAATCTCGTCGTAATACTCAGCTTCCTCTGCTGTAGAAAAGAGAGGGTAGTTGAACACACCGTCAGGGCTTTCGATATAACGGAAGTACATCGTAGGGGCTAGAGGGGTGTGCAAGTGAATCTTTGGCAGACTAGCCAAACGAGAATAGCTGTCACACAACTTGATGCCTAACTTGTACTCTACGCCTTCTACTGTTGGGTAGCTAGTACGAGCACAGACTATCCAAGTACTCTCGCTTACATCATAATAGTCGATAGAGATAAAGCCGTTCTCGTCTATACCTACACGCATCTTAACAGGGTTGCCTGCAAGCCAGTCAGCACCTTCAGGAGAACCTGAGAACTTATCTGTAGCATTAGACCAACCTCTACCCATAACATATCCAGTGTTAGCACCGTAGTTAGTCCAAGGACCGTTAGGGCTAGGGTGGAAGAAGTGACCGAACTGATAGCCGTAGTGACCTGAGTTAGTAACCCCGTCACAGAACTTAGCAGGGTCGCCGTAGGTTGCGTTACCGTTTACGTCAGCGATGTCATTGACAACAAGACCCATACCGATGATACCTTCAACACGGATGTCGAAGCTGAAGTATTCACCAGCTTGGTCGATAGTGTCAGAAGACAACCAACCAGCTTTGTTGTAGTGAGCAGCAGAACCGCCAGCGATGTCTGAGTTAGAAGGGTTTACAGCGTTACCGTCTAAGGCACCGTTAGCATCTACACCAGATACATCAGAAATCATCGTGCTGTAGGGGTCAGAGATAACAACAGCCTCAAAAGGACCAACTGTGAAGAGTTCGTTCAGAGTGTTCACGACATCCTGAAGACCACCTGCTACAGCGTTACCGTTGATCTCTACGTTAGTGTGTACTAGCTTCTCGTAGTGCTTGTGGTCTGACGGGTTGTCAGTTCCACTAGGTGCACCAGCACCAATAGCGTGAATGTGGATTGTACCGTCTGCGTCAGCAACAGCCTTAATCGTGTTAACACCAAAGGCAGCACCGTTGTCTAGGATGACAGAAGTGTTTGTGTCGTCAAGACGGAAGTTAACTACAACATCTGTGAGGTCTGAGCCTGTGTCAGATACACCAGATACGTTAGCTTCGAGGTTGATGTAGTCTACAGCAGCTTGAGCATCCGTGAATAAGTTACCGTTTTTGTCCGAGAAGTCCTCGAAAGGCAGAGCGTAGAACTCATAAGCAGTCTCTGCTGAACTCTCAGAGCGAATGTCGTTGATGATGTTAATACGTGTGCTGTCGTCTTCGTTGATAACTGCGCTAAGACAAGCGTTCCAATAAGCAGGGTTAGACGAACCTACGAAGTTTATGCAGTTGCCTTCAGCGTTTCTTGTTATGCGAATAGTCATAGCTTACCTTACGATTGTAATTAGAGTGGACAAAGGCTGAATAAGAATCTCATTATTGCAACGAATAGCTGGCAACGCTCTAGCATTACGGTCTTCGTCAGAAGCAATGTAAGCAGACATCTCAACTCGGTTCAAATATGCGGCTCCTTGGGAACCTGTACCGTAGAAGATAGGTTGTGTTGTTAGCGGGAAGGTGAAGGTGATGTTGTCGTTAGCGTCACGGGTAGACCAGATCAGACCTACCTCAAGGGTGGAGTTAGCTACCTGTGGTACAGCATTAAAAGAGAATCGAATGTCTACGCGATCACCTTTCTGGCAACCACTGACATCATAACTGCCTGTAGCTGCTGTGTACTGTAGATCACCTGAAGTTACTGCGGATGCGTTAGAGGTGTCTTCGAAGTCAATTAGCTGATCGAACTCGGGTGGCATATAAAGACCACCAAACAAACCTTTTGTCTGATCGAAGGTAGGGTTCGTTTCTCCCCAATACTGTACATCATTAGCGATCTGACGGGTACGAGAGAAACCAAAGCGTTTCCAAGTTTTAGAGGTAGCTTGTGCAGCAGTGTACTGCACGTTAGAACCTAGGTCATTAGCACCTGAGCTACCTGTAGTACGCTCCTCGAAGCCCCCTGTGAACTCAAGACCCCCTGAAGCTAGTTCATCTATGGCAATTTCGAGGTCTTCTGCGGCTTTTACGAAAGGGAGTAGCAGTCTTGCGCTGTCTCCGAATTTAGCCCTGAGTACGTTAATAGATGACATATAGTCACTCCTGATCTTTAGGTTTATCTTCGTCGGAGTCTTCTTGATCTTCTTCCTCTTCTTCTTCCTCTGGTTCCTCTTGAACAGGAGCTAAAGCAGCTTGACGAGCCATCTCAAGTGACTCATCATACTTCTTACGATCCAGTTCAGGAAGTTCAGCATTATGAAGGAGAGCATCAACTATCTCAGGTTGGTCAGCCAAGTTAATACTAGCGCCATTGAGATTACGAAGATATGATCCAAGCTCTTTAAGGTCATGGGGAGCAACGTCACCAGCAACCAACTTTGGCATAAGGTCAGGGTTAAGGTTGTTTAGTTCCCACAGAGGCTCAAT